ATTCTTAAACAAAGATTGCATGGCTTGTAAATTGTGAGGATTAATGCCTCCCTTGTCAGGAGTATTTCCCATGGTAATTAACAAAATAACATTCTCGATTGTACGAGTAACAGCCTGATCAACCTTTTTAAGTTCAAGCTTCCAATTTAAATCATCTAACACAGGATAACCAAAAGGAATAGCAAAAGGTTCATAATCTTGTTTTTTATAAAAAGAATAAACTAATTTGTTTGGATCTAGTCCAATGTAAATTCCATCAGTTCCATATCTTCCTTCTTTGATTGCTTTCTGATCTTTTGGGTCAAAAGTTTTTAATACTTCTTTATCGTAATCAGTCTTAGGGTCTTTTAATCTCTCAAGCTCATATTCTGATAATACTTTTCTATAAACATTACCATCGAAATTAGAAGACTTAATTGTTGTAATATCGTATGGATTTAAAAGAATATATTTAATTGGTATATCACCAGGCTTAATTAAATCAGAACCATAAATTGTTGACATTCTATTAAAATCTTCAATAGTAAATTTACTATCTAAACGATACATAAATACATTACCACTACGATAATATTCTCTAAAGTATTGATCTTTAACGCCCCAAATCTTTATCTTTTGCATCCATTTGTCAATAAAGTTTTTGGACTTTTCAGTTCCTCCTTCTAACACTAATTCAGTATTAGCAAACTCAGACATTATATCAATAACATTTCTAAAGATTGGAATATTAGCATATGCTTTTTGACATAACATAATTGCATCTCTAATGTCTACTCCAGACTTTCCATAATAGTAAGGAAGATCTCCTTCTCTAATGTTAGCATACTTCCATGCCTTTTTAGAATGGAATGCTGCATTCTTTCGAGCGTTTGTTCTGCAGTTTGCTCCGCTTCCAGCTTCTCCTGTCCTTTGGTAATTTGCTTTTGCACTCTGGGTATAATATGCATCACCAGCAATAATAGGTTCCCAGTTAGGGGCTTGATTATTAGTTTCTTGGATTAATTCGTTGATGTCTTTTTTATTGAATTTATCCCAGTATTCAGATTTTTTTGTATATTTACGCTTGGACATACCTTATGATACACAAAAGTATAAGAAAAGTCTAAGAAAAGTCTAAAGTTAACTTTTGACTTTATGCAAGGAACATTGGGGTGAATGTTGCCTGAACATTTTCAGACCGTGCATTCATCATATCATAGTATATCTTAATCATCCAGTTTCCAAGGACTAAAGCTGAATAGGAGTCTTTTCTTGCTTTCTCTGGTCCGCTTTGCCGTTTAAGGTTGTCTGGCAAATCAAAAGTTTGAGTTCCTTGAGCTGTAGTTTTAATTTGTATCAATGCACATTCCGCCTTGGTCATCTCCATTAAATCAACTTGGTGTTCGACTAAGTCAATCATTCTTGCCGCCGAACTTTGCTTTTCATCTTCAGCGTTTTTCAGGAATTTTAACTCATCAATGGGGATGCGTTTAGCTCTTTGTTTTTGGTAATCATCATTGACGGCTCTTGAGCCGAAAAAGATTCTCTTGTGGTCGAAATTAGATTGTAGTAATTCATTTGCAATTCTAATCCATTGGGATGTTGGCTTGCGCAATATACAAATTTTCTTTTTTTCTAAATTATATTCTAACTTAGCATCTCGCAATGCCTGTTGATAATTCTCTAAATTATCAAGATCTGAACCAATCGTGTCAATCTTCAAATTGTTTTGCTTGAAGAGACTACTCTCATTGCAGGCATTCAGAAACTGAACTCCACCGTTATAGTCGCCAACGATAGCAACAATATTAAAGTTATTTAATAAATAATGAAAATAGAATATATGGTCTTTCAGTCGGGCGCCAGACATGGCGTAATTATGAACGAGAGTACCTGTACGGTTATCATCGTTCAATTTAAACACCTGCATAGCGAAATCATCAGAACTTTCACTTTCGGCCCAACTTGGGTCAAAGGACAAAAGATATTTATCGGATGGTTCACCAGCTACTTCCACACACGGACCCTGTCCGTCTGGAACCGTACAAGCTGCCATTTTTGAAATCTTAAAGTATCCAGAACTATCATCTGTGAACACAGCGCCAAACTCGCGGTCAAACTGACTTTGACTCATACTGGCCTTAGCTTGGTTTATAAGATTTTGATCGTATAATTGTTTTGGAGCGCAATCATAACTAAAATGCATAATTGTGCGATGAGCATTGCCGCTTTCAACAATTTCTCCATTTATGAGTGATTCAAACTTTTGGTACAATTTATACATGTACTCAAACTTATAAGAAGCGGAAGAAAGCATAATCAACTTATTGTTCGGCCAGACATGCCTGTCCTCCTCTTTCATTTTTCCGTCTTTAATCATTTGGGTTTCCATGTTGTAAAGCTCTTCCCGTTCAGTAGGATTCTCAACAACAGAAAGGAAAGGGACTATAACTTCGTTATAAATCCTTTCTGGCATAAGCAAAAACTCATCGATAATAATTCTATGAAATCGAAAACCACGAAGTTTTTCACCATCGCCTAACGGCAATGCATGAATCTTGCTCTCTCCAAGTTCTAATGTCCATTGGTCATTAGCTTTTGATTTTCGCGTAACGCACTGCGCAAGCATTGCGGCTTCTGGTTTGTTTAAAATATCCTCGATTTTCTTGAATATCATCTTCGCTTGTCGAAAAGACTTTGACACGATACCAATTTCAACTCCTTGGTTCATGATTGCATCAAGAAAGGCGAAAACGCCTGTGGTGAATGATTTTGACATACCACGAGACCAGACTCCCATAAAGTAGTCTGATTCAAGCATGGCTTTGATAGCCATATGCTGAAATGGAAATAATTTAATACCACTAAGCATATCAACTGTAAAAGTGACATTACCTCGCATAAATTCGTACAACAAAAGCTTCGCTTCCTTTTCTTCAAGGAAGCCTTTCTGCTCAAGAACCTTTTGATTGATATTGGAAGAGTATTTATCCCTTACATTTTGCTCGCCTGGTATCCAAGTCATCTACTTCAAAAGATACGTAATTATAATAAACGCGATCCCAACGCCAAAGGCGATTAAAGAGTTTTTAATCTTTTTCTTTTTGGGTTCTGGTGGTGCAATCGGCTGAATTTCAGGTTCGTCAGCTTCTATTGGGTTATCAACCTGCTCTTCTTTAAACATGGATTCTATGTCGATAACTCCATATCCCCAATCTTCATCTTTACCAACCGTTCCTTTATCGTTAGTATACTTAATCAAGTGATGTCGGATATCGCTAACGGTTTTACAATCGTTTTTACCAGTTTCCTGCTCCTGTTTTTTATGCTTTGCAAGCATAAGGGCAATGATACCAGCGATAAATGGGCAGGCCATTGAGGTCCCGCTCAATGATGCATAACCTTTGTTTAAATATGTACTAATAATATTAGCGCCTGGAGCAGCCCAGTCAACTTCAGACCCACGCGAAGAGAACCCAGCAATGTTGCCGAATTTATCAAATGCTCCAACTGCAATAGTTTCGGGAAACGCGGCTGGGTAATTTACACCTACTTTGCCTGAGTTGCCAGCTGCGCAAACAACTGGAATATTCATAGAATATAATGTTTTGATTTTATTATGTATGATAGGGTTTCCAGTAGGAAAGCCCAAAGACATTGATACAATGTCAGGCTTCATTTTTATAACATAGTCTAATGCACAAATAATACTCAATAAACCTCCAGCACCATTTTTATCTAAAGCCTTGATGCAAACGCATTTAGAATTTGGGGCTACGCCAACAAATCCTTGTTGATTATCTTTTGCGGAAATGATACCAACACAATGTGTTTGGTGACCATTATAATCATAAATATCTTCATTAGTAATACAATTTTTACCTTCTACTGCGTTGTCTCCAATATCTGGATGATCAGGCAAACCTGTATCAATCACAGCAATTGTGATGCCTTCACCTTTACTAACTTTCCAGGTGTCAGGAACATTAGAATATTTTAAACTCCAGTCCATTGATTGAGAAAGAGCTGAATATACTTCGTCAACTGCGAAGTCGGGTAGTTGGGTTGTTTCATTTTTCATATTTATCTAAAAAGTATTGTATGTCTACATTCCATAAATTTTTACCATAATATAATAAATTAGGAATTAATAATTGAGAATTTTCGCGGCTGCCAGAAAAAACAAATTGGCAATGCCCCTTAAATTGGTGAGTTAATAATCTCATTCGGTGAAATATATAATTTAAATTCGAAGCACTCTTGAAACCTTTGTATTTTAAATATTTATTGTTTTTAATTAATTGGGGTAGAGATTGCTCTATAACAATAAACAAATAAGCATTAAATTGTTTTGCTCTTTCCAGTTCCTTGGTGAAACGGTCAAATCCGACCCCTAGAGTACCCTTAAAGTCGCTTTCGCTCTTTCGGTCAACGTAGGTATAGTTATAGTGCTTTCCGCCCATTGTATAGTCTCCAAAGTCCAATTTATGGTTTTTACTGTTTTTAAAAGAAAGAGGCTTTTGTTCACGGGTGTCAATGTATATTTGTATTTCTTCGATCTTTGATTCTGATTTGAGAATATTTTGTTTTATTCCTGAACTGTATATTGGTTCAAGGCCAAGCTGTTGACAAGCTTGTCCATA